AAAAACTGCTCATATATGTTTTGCATATACTCATCGGTCAGGCCAAAAAAAGTCCGCGGTCAGCGGGACCTCCATTTCCTGTTCGTGGCCACATTCAGAACATTCAAAATTCTGCGTTAAGTCAATATTTGGGGCAACGGCTTGATAAGATAGGCGCAGATGGCGCGCATCCATAGCCGGTGCATTATCAATAAAATAGTGAATTGCTTCTCTGGAATCATCCTCATTAACTGACCGTATAATGTTGACTAGCTGGCGTGTGATATTGCGTTCGCCGGCCTTTCTCTTCTTGTCCGCCTCAGCGCCACTTAGGAGTGCCTTTTCTTCGCGCGCCGTCAAAAGCGCGAAATTAACATCTATTTCGGTTACAGGAAGTTTTATATTAAAAGTGCCGTCTTCATTTGCTACAACACCCAGATCTTCATAGTCATCGCCTTCATATATATTAGCATCATTCAAATCAAAAGAATATTTTTGCGTAGTATCACAAGCTGGACATGCTACTTGGGTGGTATAGTCGTTGCCATATCCGGAAACGCGCGTTGCAACAATGACGGCGTTTTTATCACCAATGAGCAACGAATCAGGATCGATCTTTCGATCAACAATAATATTTTGAATCACGCGGTCAAGGGCAACGCCCTTTTTAAGAAGAGTACGCGAAGTTAACAGATCTTCTTCTTTTGCGGTCATCTGTTTAATTTCGATACTCTCTTGACCACAGAGGGGGTGTCCCTCTGGGTAGAATCTACCTCCGGAGGGCAGTTCGACAAATTCCGTAGGAACAACGAACGAAAAACCACTGTTGGGAGTATTCTCATTTAGCACTTGAGTTGCGGCGGCCGATGTATCGTGCTGTTTTGTACCGGGCGCCAGCCGATCTCTGTTTCTAGACAATTTTCACCTCATGTTTTATTGTTTTGTCTTTTATGTTTATTCTGCTATGCCAAAGAATGTCTTGCCGGCGGAGCCTGCCGCGGCCACAGAGGGGTTAGCGGTTTCGACCTTCGCCCAGTCATATCTAAGTGTTAGCGTTGTTTCGGTTAAGTTATCATCGCCATATGACAGGTCGGAAAACTTAACATCTTTAACATATGCGTTCCAAAGAGTCCAAGTTTCTAACTGAAGACCCTCGGAATCGATTTGAGTAATCGTGATTGTGCCAAGCGCGCCTGCAGCCTTGGCCTTCGACATTGTACCTAAAGAATGCGCATCAACCGGAGGGGTATAACCGCTTTGAGTTACGATATCCATAACAGTGGCGGTTACATCAGGATCAACAGGATCCACGACAGTAAGTGTGATTTCATTCCACGTCACCGAGCCGGGATAATAAAAAGTATGGTTAAGGTATTTGTGTTCCGCATCTGCGATGCTAAAAGATGGCTTTGATACAGTTTTGGCCCACCAAACTAAAGATTGTCCAGCGTCTAGGCCTCCAAATTCTACTGTAAACCTAAAATTTCTCTTCGGATCTTTTAAGGCCGTTGATGCTCGAAAGTTTGTTGACCAAAATGGCATTTGTTAGGTACTCCTATTGTGTGTCTAAAATAATTAGTAAGATGGAGAAAAATCTCCCCATCTATTAGTCATCAAATGATGCGCCGGTTGAGGCAATCACGAAGTCAATCGCAATGAACTCAATGGCTCTAGCAGGTTTGACCATGATCTTAGCATACATGATGTTCTGATCAATGAGGTCGGGGGTTGTGGTAGATTCGTCCAAGATTAGACGATAATCGGTGATACCGAACTGAACCTTGGTGTTTGCCAAGAGCGGCTCAATAAGACCCTTAAAGCGCGTCCACGTAGCTTGAACGTTCTGTTCGAATAGAACTTGCGTAGAAAGAATGGAGATCTGCTTCTTCAAGTAGATAACAAGTCTTCTCACGTTAATTCTATCTAGAGCCGACTGGCGTTCCTGAAGCGTCTTTTGGCCAAATACCACGATTCCAGAGGACGGGAACGAGGCAATTGGGTTAATGCGCGCTTCATAAAGAATGTCGCGATCCTTCGAAGTGAGTCGCTCTGTTACGCTCGTAACCGGAATTCCTGCAGCACCGTCTGTAAGGCCGCCGCGGTTAAATCCGGCTGGGGCGAACCAAACTTGTGATTTGGCTTCTGAAGAACCCAACACACCAAGCATTGCGACTGTTGGTGGAATCCAGAGCATTGCGCCGCTTCTTTCGTCGCGCGTTTGAACCCATGGATAGAATGTTGCGCCATAGGAAGAATCGATTCTTCGAGATCGAAGAGAGTTCGCTGCGTTTGTTGGGGTTGTTCCTATACGAGAAGCTTTTGAACTATAATATTGCTCATGCGGAGGAATATAAACACTTGGAAGATCGATCAAGGCCATAACATCCCCTCTATCTTCGCAAACAGTGATCATATGCTCGGTTAGAATGTTATTCGTAAGACCCGGCGCCACAAGAAGGTTCATGTTAACCGCTTCAGGATCAGACACAGTATTTATAGCGCGTTTCCAAGTGTGATAAGCATAGCTAGTATCTTCCGTTACGGCACTGCCCATACCATTATTATAAAGCGGATCGGGCTTCTGAATATTGAACCCATCAAAGCCGCCCCAAAATGGCGCGGTAAATTGCCCATATCCATCATTTAAGATGCTTTCATAAGAGGCAGAAGTAACCGAACCTTCATTTGCGCGAGAGCCTGACGAATAAAAATAGACAGGAGGAGTGCCGGCCTTCACGACGTCATCCATGGAGAATACGTAAGACCACGAATCAACGCCTGCGACAGCGTTCAGCGCGGTCAGAGATCCGCCGGAGTCGCCAGTAGGATCATCGGGGAAACCGGAATACCATAATCTGTGAGCGTCATTTACGCCATTTGCATGTCGCGTGGAGCCGCTAGCTCTGGTTGTTTGCCATCCCCAGCATGCATTCGTGCGATCCGATAAGCTTCCATCGCTAGCTGAAAGGCGTAAGCGATCTTTCGGGAAGTATAGAGATGCGGTGGCCGCTATTGCAATAATGCCTCCTACGCCGGCGCCCGGGTGTGCAGCCTGCATTAGAACAAACGAATCACTGGATGCCGGCACGTCGGCCAGGGCCCGGGCTCCTTCTGCCTGAATATCAGAACCGATTTGCGGCATCTGAACGGCGCCAAGGATGAATGGGTCCACATCCGTTCCCGCGGTGTTTTGTGGATTTGAGCTACTGACGCTTGTTAAGTCTGTAAACTTGGGAGGGCCGAAATATCCAAACGGGAGATATTTTGGTTTTGACGCTCCTTGGTCTACATCTTCGTTCATTTGTACATATACAAATTTGGATCTGTTCTCATAGGTGCCATAAGTCTTAAGGCGTTGTTCTGTCTCGTCCCATGTGGTATACTTATCGCCGATTTGGCGCGCAACGTAATTGGGGGAGGCAGGATCAAGCGTACAGTTGTCATAACGTTCCAAAACTACGACATTGCTGTCTGTATCGCCGGCCATTCTCAATAATACAGAAAATGTTCCATAATCGCTCGTTGTTGAGTTTGATTGACGAATTTTCGAAATAGTAACTTTGACATTCTTATGCAGCCACTCTCCATGGCCGCGGCCAAGCAAGCGGAAAAGCTTCTGTTGTTTCTGAGGAATAAAGCCTGCGGGTGCACCCGAAAGATCTTGTGCGATAAACCAGCCGGCTTTTGCTTCAGCAGAGGCTTGCGATTCCATGTCGTGCGGCCCTGTGGATGTGCTGCTACTCAGAGCCAGCCCCAAAATGACCCCTTGGAGTCCATTAGTGCTCCCGATCATACTCCGATCTCTTAATTCTAGTTCGAAACTCTCGCCGAGCCAAAGATCTTCAGTAGAAGCGCTTGCATAAAACGTACCGGCGCCGGCCAATAACTGCGGATTAGTATTGACGCGCTTACGAACAAACTTATCACTAGAATCATCAAAATCAAACTTAATTGTCCTGGCGCCCTTATTAGAGCCTGTAACAACTAGTGTAAAAAGATCGTTTGAATCAGTTCCAATGATGATGCCCTGACCTTGGACATTGGTAGTTGGCGCGTTGGTGGAGCCGCTAACGGCACCGCCGATACTGCGCGCAGAGCCTTGAAGCGATATCGAACCACTGTTCATGTAGAAAATAGCAGCTAACTGCATTCCGTTAGTATCGCCCGTTAATGTGGCAGTTGTGCCAGATGCACACACCCAGAGGCCATAAGCACCTCCGATTGATGTTGAATCAGAGCCGATAACATCATCTGTTTTCCAGCCAGCAGCAGCTGCGCCGCCGGCATTTTTACCGGCCGTAGTTTGCTGTCCTAGCAGTCTAATATATGTAAGAGGAGCGACATTTGATCTCAGGAAAGCTTTTGCGGCATAAGTACCATACATTGGAGATTGGTAATTGCCGTTTCGATATACATCGGCGGAACCTATGCCCGCTACAGTCTCGCCAAACATCTCAACAAACTTAGAATATGAATCAACCTTGATTGGTTGCATTGCCAAGCCACGGGTAGAGCGGCCTACAACGACCGGTCCAATGGCGTCGGCTGATTTTGGGACAAAGGAGTTATCAATCTCGTTGATAAACACTCCTGGGGATACAAACTTAAAATTTTTAACTGACATTTTTTGCTTTCCTCTCTGTTCTGTGTGTTGCTCTTCACACGAATATTAATGCAATCATACATAAATAGTATTTTTAACACCAAAAGGAACAAAAGGCTTTTCAGGAAATAAGAAAATAAATTACCGTTTATTTCAGGAACTCTCTCCAAATATATTCTGAGTCCCAGGATAAGCCATACTTTCCTGTGGAAACAGGTACTCGACGACGTTTTCTTCTGCTCTAACAATCGGACGATCGTCATTGTCGCCTTCACCAATCAAGTATCCGAGCACCTTAATGGTTACATCTGTTTGAAACATCCTCATATCTTCTCCAAGATTGCTAACATTATTAGAATGATTAAATCCTTGCTCGATAAAAGCCTCATAAAGATGGCCATTTCTTTTCATAACAAAGCCGTTTATTTGTCCTGTTCTTCCGATAAATGGAGTAACTAAATCGTTCATTTGCTGTTGATATTCTGTTTTAATTGTAATCTTATAGTCGATATTAACGTATATTGGGATGGGAATCGATAAAGTTTTTATTACAATTTTTTTGTTGACTCTCGGTCGGAACAGGCGCTCACGCACACCGGTGTTGTTGCGTGTGTTTCCAACAACAGCAAAATTTCTTGTTTTATCTTCTACTATTTTTCGCGCAATTATAAGGCGCCCGGGACGTCCGTTCTTATCCTTCGAATAATAATGTGCCTGAAATCCTCCCTTGCGCGTTGGATCTTTGGTTATTCCTGTGCGTTCAATTCCGACAAGAGGAAGCTTGAGGGCGCCCCCATCATCCCGAAGCGTCACATCGTTTTTAATTTGAAAGGAACGTTCAGGAGCTTGCCACAAAATTGGAACGTCCAAATAGCCCTCATTGGTTCTGGCTTTTAGATTTAAGTCTTTCTTAAGCCATGATGTAATAGCATAATCTATGGTCTCTATAGTGGAAGAGAGCATACCTATTTCTTTAAGGGTGCCTTCCTTGAATTCAGGAGGCAACAACGCAAAATCAAAATTATCCGGCAGCATTGAATAGTCCCTTTCTCGCTCGTCTGCATCTGGCAGAAATTTCGAAGCCGTGATCAACTTGACCAAACAGCTTTCTTGTTTCTGTTAATTTAACTATCTCATAATAATAACTACCATACAAAACAAAATCTCCTTCTCGAACATACATATTTTGATCTTCTTGCAGGCGGCGCTCGTGAAAATGTATGTTAATCTCCCAAGTTTTGTCAATTGCTGCATTTTCCATATATTCCGTTGAGAAGTCGGTGAACTCAACCAAAGCATATATTCTAATCGGCGGTAAGAAAGTCTTTTTAATCGCCTCGCCATAAAGATCGTGAAAATTGGTGGTGGCCATATCTATGGAATAATATAGTACCTGCTGGCCAATGATTTTTTCGATTAATTCATCATTGACTTGTTTAACAAGATTGCGCTCTTTCTTACCAAGAAAAAGCGGTGGTGGTGGGGCTGCTGGTCTTTTCCACTCGTCAGACATTTATTGTTTACCCCACAAATATCGGCAGCGGGGCTCTCCGGAGAGTTTCCTCTGCGGCTGTTACCTTCTCTGAGTCTTGCTTCGCAAGAGCCGTATATTCCATTTCTTTAAGTATCTCAATTAGTTTTTCTCTGAGCGTTGTTTGCTCTTCCTTCGCTTGCGCCAGCAAATCACTGTGATTTAGGGTGACGCTCTCACCCGGAATAGGAATAGTAGTGAATTTACCTCTAATCTGTCCCAGCATTTCTTTACAGAGCGCTAGCGCATACTTTCGAATCCATTGTTTCCCGATAGAGTTAATATTTTCATAGGGTATGTTCCCAAATGGCAGTGTATTCATATTATTAACACCATTTACTCCCGAATTGTAGTTATCGTTTGCATCCCATGCGTCATCATCAACATAGAAGCGGAACCAAATTCTGGAGCCCTGATCCATTCCCCAGTCGGTTGGGGTGGGGTACAATTTTAAACGATTGTTGACGATTTCATATGAATAATGCGAAGTTCTCGTATAAATCGAATCTTCATACATAATCGCTTGCATTTTGTTCTGCCATGTTGGAATAATCTCGAATGTTGAATCGTCTGCGAACTGTCCATACGTTGAATAGTTGCCGACAACACCTATACCTCCATAATAGCCGTAAAACCGCCACATGGCGCGGGGAGACTTATAAAACACTTGTGTGATGATTATTCTTTGCTTGTTGTGTACTTTACCTTCAAAATCGATTGTGTTTCCCCCATCATCTTGACCGGTCGCAGAAGCATTTTGAACAATCTCTTGCAGATCGTAATCTTGTCGGTCGTTAACTACCTTAAAAGAGCCGGAATACTGGCGTACTGTGCCTCCCATACCAGTGGACGAGAGCAGTCCATCGCCAATTTTCTTGGTATATTCAAATTGAAATCTAGGATATTTTAGTTCAACATGAGTGCCACCTAGTGTACCCGACAAGGAGCCGGAATTCATGTTTCCATAATGATCAAATGTCCCAGTAGCATCGCCAAGTGCGTCTGAAAGCATGTTTTTGCTTTGATGCAGGTTGATAATATAAGAATATTCTAAAACAGCCTCTTCATAGGCTGCATATACGTTTGATGGCGTAAGCTCGATGTCCACAACGTCTCCACCAAGCTTTTTATAGACATATGCTACTTGGAGGCTGGCGCCGCTGATAAAGGCAGCAGAGCCCGTATACATGCCAAACGGTAGCGCGCTTGCAACTTTAGTTGCGCTTCCGGTTGAAGTTAATACGACTGCGCTTGTTCTTGCTTGAGGGCTGAGATTGGTGGGCATCTAATGATTCTCCTGTTCTAATTAGTGCTTCCCCATACAAAACCCCCAGACAAGCTGGGGGTCTTTTTTGACTATATTTTTATTTACTTGGTCGCTTTCTTTGTTTTTGCTTTTTTGGATGCTGTTGCGGTCTTTTTTACATTCTTCGTGGCAGTTTCGACAGCAACGGACGCCTTGACTTCTGCGACAACATCTTTTGTTGTTTTTTCTTCGGTGGTGTTTAGTGTGGTCGCAACATTAGCAGCGCGAGCCTTGTTTTTCCACCAAAGTCTTTTACGAGGATTCATGGAGGGTCTCCTTCTATTATATATAGTCGGAAATACAGGCAAATACAAAAATCTCAAAAATTGTAGGCGAAAAAAATTTGGCAGATCCCTATTTTTGAGTTTTGATCTCCAAAAGAAAACCCCACCCCGTAAAGGG